CGCCCTCCCCTGCCTGGCCGGCCTGCGCGGCCGCGATCGCGGCCGCCGCCTGCTGCATCTTCGCCTCGAGCGCCGCGCGTTCCTCGGCGGTGAGCAGGAATTGCGCGGGCACGCCCATGCCGAGGCCGATTTCCTTCAGCGCCTCGTCGACCTTCACGGTCAGCTCGACGGCCTGCGGGCCGCGGATCGTGCCGACGAGCTGGATGAACTCGACGATGGTCGAGAGGGCCTGCGCGCGGAGCGCCGAGGCGATCGGCGAGAGCACGTCGACCCGCACGAGCAGATCGTCGATGGGCGTTTCCGTCTCGAGCAGGTGGAGGTCGTAGGCGATCTCGATCGCGCGGCGGACGACGACGGGCACGATCTCATGCACCAGGCGCCCGAACGCCCCCATGTAGTTCTCGGAGATGCGTTTCATCCGCGCCATGATCTCGGTAGCGCTCTTGGGCGTGCCGCTCTCAGGGGCGAGCTGCGTGTCGTGCAGCGCGGCTTGCACCTGGGTCCGGAGCTCGCCCGACATCAGGTGCCCGACGTCGATCTTGCCGGCCGAGACGTCCATGCGGGTGACGTCGGCGCCGAGGACGCCGCCGGTGGCGCCCATCGCCCAGAACGCACCCGGAGCGATCCGGGCGGTGTCGGGGTTGAAGGCCCCGCCCGGCCGGTAGCCCCAGATGCCGAGCATCTGGATCGCCGCGCTCTTGAGCGTGAGCTCCATGGCCTTGTTGAGGGTGCGGATCGTCGGGAGCGCCAGCAGGACGGGGCCGCGGCCGTACGCCTCGCCGGGCACGCGGAAGTAGCGCGGCACCGCCATGGGCTGCGAGCGCATGTGCGTGTCGACGATCGGCCGGGCGCTGGTGGCGACATGCGCCACGAAGCGCCAGCGCTTGCCCTCGCGGATGAAATCCTGGTGGATTTCAACCTCCTCGTCGGGCTGGGTGCGCTCGGCCTCGACGAACTGCTCGTCGTACTCGCCCTTGGGGAAGGCGCCCCTGATCTGACGGCGGGAGAGGCGCGTCTTCCATGAGATCAGCGCCAGGTCGTTGTAGGGACCGGCCTCGATCGCGACCTCATCCTGCGGCACGTTGACGAACCGCACCGGGCGATCCTTGTCGCCCTCGACGAGCAGGATGCATCCCGTGCCCGCGGCGAGGTCCACGCAGGTTTCGTGCACCGCGTTGTCCCACTCCGAGGAGAGGAAGAACGCTTGCGGCTCACCGCCTCGAGCTCGCGAGCGAGCTCCACCTTGTCGACGTCCTTGAGCGTGATCTCCGCGAAGGGGCCGGGCGCCAGCTTGAAGAAGGGCTGTCCCGGTGGGAACAGGTCGTTCTGCAACTGGCCGGCGAACCGGAAGGTGCTCACGATCGCCGTGTTGTCGAAGATGCGGTCGACGCGGCCGCTGGCCTGGCCCGTGCGCGTCGCCGGGCGCCGGTAGGGGATCGCGAACTCGTAGGCGTCCTCGTAGAGCCCGGTCCAGATGCTCCGGTTGGTCCACGCGCGGCCGACCCGGGTGCGGTGCGTCTGCAGCGAGAAGCCGGGGGCGGCCGGCTCGGCGGTCGGCTCGCGGCGGCGGGCGCTCGCGCGCTCGGCGCGCTCTTTCTTGGGCTTGCGGGCCATCAGCCGAGCGTCGCCTTGCCGTCGCTGCCGGTGTCCATCAGCAGGCGCCGGCCGCGGTTGGCCTTGCGGGCGCCGGCCAGGCCCTTATCGGCGGCTGCGGCCTGCTGGCCCTGCGCCTGGATTTGCTGCGCCTGAGTGATCTGCTGGATGCGCTGGTTATCCTGCGCCTGCTGGCCCGCGGCCCGTAGCGCGTTCCGCTCCGAGGCCGTCTTGCCGCCGAACAGTTTCTTGACGAACCCACCCATCGCCTCGCCATTCCCACAGGTCGAACCCGGCGCGGCTGTCCCGGAGCTCCAAGCCGCAGAGCACGGCCAGGCGAGCGCCCGGCGCGTGCCCCTGCCGGACGAAGGCCCGCAACCGCACGGTGCCATCCTGCGCGGCCCGCGCGCAGGTTAAGCGGGCGAGCCGCACGAAGGTGCGCAGGTGCCCCGCAAGCTCCGGCCGGCAGAGGAACCAGATTTCGGCCGCCTCCTCGCCCGGCGCCTCCGGCTCTATGGGGAAGAACCCGGCCGCGGCGACGAGGCGGTGCTCGATTCTGAACGCGACGCTGAGCGATCCGAGCACTTGGAGCACCAGGCCGCGGCGCTGCCAGGGTTTCAGCCCCGCGCGCGTCTCGCGCACGAGCTCGAGGGTCTCCATGATCGGCGCCGGCGTCGAGACGCGGAGCATCAGCGGTTCTGCGGGATGAAGATCGTACCGATCTGCTCTATCACGTCGTATCCGCGGATAGACTTATGTACCGCTCCTGGGGGTAGCGAGATATCAGTCCATGAGGCCCACCAAGCGTTTCCGGTTATCAAGCGGATATTCTTTGGATCTCTGCCGTCGCCCCACCAAAAGTCGGTTGGCCACGCACTACCCTTACGGATAGGTCGCGGGACAACGCCCTCGTGCTTTACGAGGATCATAGACGACGACAAATCCCAGTATTCGCCTAATTGCCTCGGCGACGCCAGCAATACGGACTGGCCGATTTTTGGAAGAGCATCTTCCTCCGATCTCCATTCGATCATTGTATGCATTTTTCTATCCACCTTGAAAATCACACGTTCCAGACGTTGAAGTCGGTCGCCTGGCGCCGGCCCGTGTCGATCGGGATGACGTTACCGGGGCGGCCGGCTTGGGCGGCGCTGTTGATGATGCCGGCGCGGCCGCGCACGCCGAGGACGCCGTACTGCGCCGCCTCGCATGGGTGCGACCATTCATTCTTCACGGGGCGGTCGCCGTAGACGTCGCGGGTGTCCTGACGCTGGCGGGGGAATTTGTACTGGGCGGCCAGGCCGGAGCGGAGCATCCGGCACGACGGGTCGAGGAGCAGACCAGGAAGGCGACCGTCTATCGCCGTCGTCATGGGGATACGCAGGCTGTCCATACGGATGCCGGGTTCCTGCGTCGGCGCCGGCATGATGGGGATGCCGATCGCCCGCGAGATCGTTTCCGCCCACGCAAGTTCACCGGCCTGCCGGTCCGCGCCATAAAAGCCTGCCGGGTCGGCGGTGTGGGCGCCGGGCGGGCACCCGCGGAACCGGGGCTCTTGCAGCACTGGCGCCCACTTCTCAGAGAAGCGGGCCGGGCCGATGCCATGCCCAGGCACAACTTCGGCGTAGAACCGGAGCTGTCCGTTGGGCATCTGTTGAAACAGGATGCCCGCCGGCGACAGGCCCTGATCGTAGCCGGCGTGCAGCGGGAGCTGCGGCACCGGGACGAGGGGCGTCGGCGAGCAGTGCACCGCCTCATGGAATTCGGGGTACACCGGCTTGCCGCTCAGGCTGTACCCGAACCGGCCGTTGACGAAGCGCACCACGTCCCGCTCGGGGAGCAGGCGCGCCATCTCCTCGTAATAGGCCCGCGATACGCCCTGGCGGTTCTCCGCGGCGTCGGAGAGGCCGTCCGGCTGCTGGTGGAGCTGGTAGCCGTCGATCGGCTTCTCGACGAAATCCCGGTAAATCCAGTGGTCGACGTCCGGCGGGTTGAGGTCGGCGAACACCTGGCGCGGGACGAGCGCCTGCGGGTCCTGCAGCATCGAGCGCGGCGGGTTTCGGCCGGTGCGGCCGTACAGGAAGGTCGCGACCCGCTCGTGCAAGAGGTCCGCCTCGTTGATCCAGGCCCATGAGGGTTCGTATCCCTTGAGGAGGTCCTCGATCGCGTGATCGCCGACCGCGTAGAAGTCGACCGTCATCTCGACGAGCTGCCCGCGGGGCGTGCGGAAGGTGATGCGGTGCTTCGCCGGCCGGTCCTGCCCGCCCTCGAAGTGAGAACCGGGGAAGTTGCGCGGGAAGATGCGGAACCAAGTCTCAAGTGTCGTTCGGTAGAGCGTCCGATAATTGTCGCGAACGACGCAACCTAGGGCTCGGATCGTACCGTCTTTGCAGACTGGCATCTGCAGCGTGTTGAGCGCACACTTGACGACGCTCGTCGTGGTCTTGCCCGAGCCCGCCGGCCCCATGATGAAATCGAGCGGCGATTTGCTCTGCAGGTAGGCGGTCGCGACGGGGCCGGGCGTGGTCCATTCCCACAGCGAGACGTCGCCAGCGAGCACGGGGACGTCGGTCATACCCCTGCCCTCGGCGTTCCCGGACCCGCGGCCCGGTTCCGGCTCCCCACACCCGGCCTGGGGGCGATCCAGTTTCGGCCCGTGTGTGAGACCAAGCACCCCTGAGGGGGTGGGCCCGCGCGCGTTTTGGAGGGCGCGCCGGGGCCCCGGCGCGCGCGCGAGGCCCCCGGAGGGGGGGCGCGGCGGCCGGAGCGATGACTTCCGGTCATGCGCCCGCCAGCCCGAAAGCCGTTGCCGGCCAACGCGTTAGCCCGGATCGTGCGACCCTCGACCGTGCGACCCTTCACGGCCCGCCCTCGCTAAGCCCTTGATCCGGCTCGCTTTCGTCTCCCGCGACCGGCGTCAGGTCGATCATGTCTTCGATCGAGAGCGCCCCGCCTCGCGCGACCGCCTCGGCCGCCCCAGGCCGCACGGTGCCGAGCGCCAGGATCGGCACGACCGGATCGCCCTTGTCGTCGGTCGGCGCCAGGCGCGCGTGCACGAAGGGCATCACGGCCTCGAGGCACTGCCGCTTGAAGACGAGCAGCCCCATCACGTCGACGGGGCCGATCGGCAGGCCGGTCGCCGCCGCGGCGGCCTTCAACATGCGGTGTGTGTGGGCCAGATCGCCCGTTCCCATGGCGAACAGGCCCTCGAGCGGGTCCCCGTACCGGCCCATGAGGTAGCCGGCGAGCTGTTGCGTCCGCTTGTTCCGCGCCCCAGGCGGCCGGCCCGGCCCGCGCTTCGCCGGCGGCGGCGCCAGGGGCAGCAGCTCGTCGAGCCGGTCGTTCTCCTCGGCGAGGAGCGGCAGTTGCTCGCCCTCGGCGGCGCGCCGGGCCTCCTCGGCCTCGCGCACCGCAGCGGCGCCGCCGGCCGCGTCGAGAGACGCCTTAACGCCCGGCTTCATGGCATAAACACCTGATATTTAATTGCTTTCCGCCGATCCGGGCACGCTGGCAGGGCGCGGACGCGGTTACAGCCCGGCGCGGATCGGCGCCGCCTGTAACCGTCGAGTAACCGCGCTTTGCTTGGCCCTTCAACAACTTAGCTCCATCGGTTACAGGTTACAGAGTTACAAACAACCCCATACGCACGCGTGTACGCCTGCATATGTCACGCGCGCGCGAAGCGGATGTAACCGCATAACCGCACCCCTAACCCTCTCAGGTTGCTGAGAAATCCGGGTTACAGCCGATGTAACCGCGTCTGTAACCTGTAACCGGCCCGGCGCTGCCATCGGCCACGTCGCAGCCTCGCACGCGCTTGGCCCGTATTAAGTGCGAGGGCGTCGCGCGGCTTCTCAGGCCCGCGACCGCACCGCGAGCCCTCGCGCCGAATTATCCTCCCCCCCTCTGAGGGTCGGGGAAAGGCAGACGACGACGCGCCAGGGTCGGGGCGCGTCGAGGATGTGGATCAGGGGCCGAGCACGAGGATCAGGGTGCGGGCGGCCAGGCGGATGCTCTGTCCGCCTACAGCTCGTCATCCTCGTCAGGGTTCTCCAGACGATGCTTGTAGTCCCTGATCTCGGCGCGGCTCATATACCGCCAGTCCTGCGCGATGTTGGACAGGGGCTCGGCGGCTGCACCTAAAGACGCCACGAGCTTAAGGGGATCGCCCGGAGCATTATTGAACGCAGGTACAACGGTCAGGCCCGCGATCCCGACGACGACTTCGATCTCTGTGCTGTCGGATACGAGATAGATGTCTACCCTGCATTCGGAGCCCTCGGGCATCCGTCCGCTCATCTCAATTGCCATGGCCTTCCCTCCTCAGTTGGGCGGATGCCCCCTCCGTCGAATTCAGCGCCCCTTCGTGGCAAGGGTGCAGGGTAGGAACTGATCGAGGCTGTTGCGCAGGTGTCGAAGCCCTTCCGGGCTGAGCGGCTGCGATATATCCTCGCCGCCATCATCCGACGGTACGTAGTCATAGCCCCGGCTCGAGATGAACCGGCCGCCGCCCGTGTCGAGATCAATTTCCAACTTGCAGCCCCCTAGTCCTATGATGACCTTTGTGTGGCGTGTTTCTTCATTCATCCCTCATCCTCCACCTTCGTAACCGTGTCGAAAGCCTGCATGTCGACGAGCACGCAGCGCGTCGCCACGCGGTTGATCTTCACCACCTGCGCATTGCCCCGGTCGCGGATCACCACGTCTGCCGGCCCCTGTTTCAGGGCGTGCATCCACACGCCGGCGCCCCAGATCGTGCCGGCGAACAGCTTGGTCAGGAGCGGCGACGTCGCCGGGATCGCGAGCGCCGGCCCCGCGCAGACCTTGCCGGGCGCCACCAGGCCGAGGCCGGCGAGCGCCAGGCGCGTGCGCGCCGCATCGAGCGGTTCCGTCGACTTGTTGAGCGTGTCGAGCGGCGTGTGGTTCGCCTCGAGCAGCTCGATGCAGCCGCCCACGGTCGGCTTCTCGCCGCCCTTCCACGCCTCGATCGGGCTCGCGAGCAGGTGCTCGAGGCAGGCCCGCCAGTTGGCCGTACGCTCGCCGCGCTCGGCCGCCGTCGCCTCGGCGATCAGCGGGCCGAGGAGGCCGGGCTCGGTGACGGGCAGGCCGGCCGCCTCCATGCCGGCATCGCCGAGCAGCATGGTCGCGCAGGCGAGCAGCGTGCCGTAGGTGTCCTGCGTGCGCCCGTCGAGGCCGGCGTCGCGCATGGCGTCCTTCCAGCCGTTGAGGGTGCGGGGCCAGTGCTTCCAGCCGTCCATGAGCTGCCGGAGGAACTGGCGGCCGAACGTGTCGATCGCGCCGGGGATTTCCGGCCGGGCGCCGCCCTGCTCGAGCTTGCGCAGGTTGAGCAGCGCCATGCGCGAGCGGTCCTGCGGGCCGAGCGGCGGCGGGTTGATCGCCGAGAAGAAGAACGCATTCCTCGCCTGAAACTCGACGCCCTCGTGCTCGGAGCCGCCGCGGTACATCACGCCGCCGGAGGCCGCGAGCCGCGCCAGGCGCACCACGCCGACCGCCCGGCGGTTGTCCGCGTCCGCCTCGAGCTCGTCGACGGCGACGGGCAGGCAGTCCTGTTTCACCCGCTGGTAGATGCCGGCCGGCGTCGTGTCGGCGGTCGCGTGCAGCGCGTCGCCGATGACCTCCTTGATGATGGCCTGCAGGGTCGATTTGCCCTGCCCGTAATCCCCGGTGATAAACAGCGCCGGCCGCCAGTCGAGGGCGGCGCCGAGGAACGCCGCGCCGATCCATCCGAGCAAGAGGATCGGGTCGAGCAGCGGCCGCTCCCACTTCCACGACTGGAACGCCGCGATGAGGTCGTGCGCCGGGCTCTGCTCGGCCGGCACCGCCTCGCGCCACGGCTCGAGCACCGGCGGCCGGCGCGGGTAGAAGGTGCCGTCGACCTCGCCGGGCCGCGACACCTGCAGCTTGCCGTGGGTCGAGACGCGCCAGAGCCCCTGTCCGGAGTGCCAGACGAGCTCGCCGCTCCCCTTCACGATCCAGGCGCCGCGGCCACGCACCCGGTCGACCGGCGCGAACAGCCCGCGGCTGGACGCCGCCTTGAGCAGGCAGGCACAGGCGTCGTCGACCTCGAGCCCGTTGATGCGCGAGGGTTTGCCGTCCTTCGGCGCCGAGAGCCGCGGCCACGCCCAGGTGAGATAGTTCGGCTGGTGCGCGAACAAGTCGAGGAGGATTTTCTTCCCCCACCGGTTCACGTTGACGGCCCGGAGCTGCCCGAGCGTGTCGACGAAGTAGGTCGTGTCGCCGTCCTTGCCGAGCGGGATCACTGGGCACTCGGGCGGAAGGTGCGAGACCGGACCGCCGGGCCAGCCACCAGGCGGAAAGCCGTGGCGGTTCTCCTCGGCCGGCGGGTCGCTCG